TATTCCTAGCAAGTGCTACTACATTCTCTCTTAAAGTTGCACTATCAAGAAATGACTCATTAACTGCCATGTTTGTGTTGTAGGCAGTTATGTAACTATTATATGCTAAAATATCAATTAATGTTGAAAAATTAGATCCCTCAAAATCAAAATCAGTAAAATTGCTATTTGCTCTCAAATAATCTTTTATCTGAGATCTTAAATCGCCAAAATCTAAATTTGTGAACTGATTGAAAGACATTATGTTCTAGATGGTAGTAGTAAAAACTCTATATTTTGTGAGGGAAATCCCAGACCAACAATGTCATAATCAATCTTTACATTCATTTCATTGGTATCTAATGGAAATTCAACAGCAACATTCCTTACCTTTATTCTTGGTTCAAAATTTTTGAGAGTAGACTCGATTTGTTGGGTTATAAATATCGCTTGTGATTCATCTTGATTTTCAAAGAGAGAATTTTCAACTGATGTGCCAATTAAGGAATTGAAAAATCTCTCCCCAACACGAGTTCTCACCAAATTTATAACAGATCTTTTAATGGCATCCTCATTTTTAATAGGAATAATATCATTAGTTACAGGATGTCTAGAAAAAGACAAACTAATGTCTTTAAAACTCCTGGAAATATTGAGTGCCATTCATATTTTAAGTATTTAATATATCTATAAGAGTTTTAAATGGACTTCCCGTAACTAGGTTCTGTTCCATATTCCCAATCGTCATAATCCTCATCATTACGAATACGTTCATGCAACTCTGTTTGTGCTTTTAAATTATGTTTGGGGGCATTATCATGCATAATTTCTTGAATAACTCTCTTTTGTGAATCATTTTGATAATCAGTAACTAATTTTGTAGTTCCCCACATGGTATACATGTAATTTTTGTCTCTATCTACTGGTAAATTAGACATTTTAGCTCCTGTTTTACGAAAAAACAGAACTTTTTTGAAAGGAGGTTGCTATCTCCTATCAATTATTTAACGTAAAATATGACGTAAAGAATAATTGTCCGAATTTAAGTATTTTAACATCTCAAGAGCAATTAATTTAGGGTTTCCTGGTCCACAAGTATAAACATCTATTGCGATACATCCTTCTTCTGGCCAAGTATGACATGAAACGTGACTTTCAGATAGCGCCATTACAATCGTGACGCCCTGGGGAATAAAGCAATGCTGGTATATGTTCAAAATAGTCATTCCTGCGCGTTCTACGCCTGTTTCCATTGCTTCCTGAATGGAAATACCATCATTTAGAAGACTATATTCAACATCATAGACTTCTAAAAGAAGATGATTTCCCATTGAAAATTTTTCCAATCTCCATATACCTCCAATTTACAGTAAACAAGTTATTTATTTAATATAAAATCCTTTCCTTTTGTAGTCAGAATCCTTTATATACCTCAATTTTTCGTAATTTTTTTGATTTTCATCATCCCAAACTGGTATTGCAACGTCATTATCATATCTAAAGTCTGGATTTTGTCTAATATGCACTTCAATTAGCTTTCCATCAATGAATTCGCAGTTAATCCAGTCATAATTTCCCTTTAAATTTTGCAAAATTTCTGGAAATTTTACTTCTCTATCGATTTTTTCCCATTTTTTCCATTTATAAAGAGGATCATTGTCGTCTTTTATGCCTCTTACTACTAATTTTGCTTCTTGATGGCAAAAATCAACACTTAAATGCTCTCCTTTAAACACTTCACACCAAAAATTTGAAGGATAAAAGTGATCTGTAGAGTTTTCTATCCATAAAATTTCAGCAAAACGCCCCATTCCAAGAAAATTGATGGATGGTCTTACAATATAAAAGTCGGGTTTAGGAACTGTAGTCCCAACTGGACCACATTGATACCCTAAAACCCGACTTAATTGTAATTTATTGTAAATCCATAGGTCGTTATGATGAATTGCATTCCATTCATCGTTAACGTCCAAATGGTACATAAATTACCTACCTTGTCCTCTATATTTTTTACCAGCTTTGTTACGACTTGTCGCTGAATATTTAGTATTCTTGCTGCTTCCTTGACGAGTAAGTTTGGGAATACTCTCAACCTTCATTTCTTTACGGTTTTTTGCTGCCATAATTTCTACATCCTCTAATAAACGGTTTTATAAGTTATAAAAAATAAAAGCACCTACAAGGTATATAAGTGCTTTTGAAAAATCAAATGATACGAGTTTTTTCGTGACCAACTCGAATGGTTGGATCGCACCAAATCTCATATCCTGCATCCTTGGCATCTAGACAGAATGAGACATCCTCGCCACACATATCCTGAACTTCACCTGATTCAAAGACTTGCATCTTTGGAGCGAACCAAGGATATTCAAGACTCTCAAAGACTCCATTCTTAATTAGAACCCAACCAAATCCTGTGTAATCGACTGTAAACGGTTTGCGACGCTTGCTCATAGTCTCCAAGGTTTCATGGTTCATCACTCCACCATTGCCTCGGAAGTCTTCTTCATCCAACCAATGAGCAACTGATGTTGTGCGACCATCTTCAGTGCAATACCAACCAGCAGCAATATCTTTGTCCATTGCTACAAGACGATAGAACTTCTCAGTATCAAACACAATGTCGTTATCAATCCAGAGTTGATAATCATATTCAAGTTTTCCATCCCAAGGTTTCTGCTTGGGTCCTCTGAGAACATTCGCACCAAGTACTTTGCATCGTGCAAAGTTTACCATTGAACTGTAGTCTTGAGAAATTTGAATACTTGCACCTGCTTGTACAAGATCAAAACATAATTGAACAAAACTCTTCAGGAAAATATATGAACATCCACGTCCAGGTAAACAAAATACTACTGTTTTACCTCGAACCATTTCTCGTGCTTTTTGTATATCGAAATTATCACCATTTTCAGAAGGAGATGGTGTTTTTGCTTTTACTGTAAATCCTTTAGCCATATAAAATAAATTCCAACGTAATTATTATACCACTGCAAATCAATCATTGCAAGGGGTTTTCAGAAGTATTTAGAATTACTTCAATATCCTTGTCGCTTCCCCCAGAGGTCCATACAAGACCTCTGACAACATTTAAATTTTTCTGAAGCTCTTCTTGCGGAACTTGCGCGATTACTTCTATACCATTGACTTGGATATTGTACGTATTCATAAATCTTCTATCTTTCTTAAAAGATCCTCGACATCTTCTCTTAAACTATCATTGATAATTAAAATTTTATCAGTGTCTAATCTATGTTGAATTGTGTCAATTAACACATCTCTTTCATAATCATCGAATTCGTAATTCATATCCTTTGTGAGTTTTCTTTTATATATTAAAATTCTACCATAAACCCCCATATTTTAGTTTTCTTACATCTTGCACAAACAAGATTATCTGCAATATCTTCTACTTTTCTATCTGTTTGTTTTTTCCATCTTGTTTTAATGAAATCATAATTCTGCATTACCCAATCTCTCAATCCCACACCACTCCATACTTGCCCCGTTAATGTATCTGTGATTGTATATGACTTCGAGTTAGGCTCTGATGCATTTTCAAATCTACTCACCCATCTTAAATTTGTATAATGATTGTTCACTTTGTTCCTATCAATGTGATCAATCTCTGTATAATTGTGTGGATTTGGAACAAATGTTTCAGCAACTAACTGATGAATTGATTTTTTGATTTGTTTGTATTTTCCGTTCTCATCATAGATTGAGATGTTCACGCACTCATACTGATGTTCTGGATATCTTGCATGACCCCTGAAAGCTGGTTTTAAGTATATTAAACCATTTTCATTGATCTCGCCATATCTTCCAGTTCTATCGTATTTTCCAGGTCTGCGAAATGCTCTCCCATCCTCGGTAATGTAATACCCAGGATATTGAGTTTCTCGCATTCCTTCTGGAACAATAATCGGAGGATACTCATAAACTACTTTGAGGGTCTCTTTTATTTCCCTCTTGGGTTTTTTGATATACACCCACTTTCCATTCTCTTTGATATATTCGGATCCTTGGGAGTTTGTTTTAATGGTTCCTTCTGGATATTTCATAATTATGGGCGATTTTTTGAAGTCTTATTTGAGTGAAAAATTTTGCCGGAAAATTTTTTAATTCTAAAAGAATCTCTCGGTCTCTTTCGGATCGGTATAGCTTACAGGGACCCTTTGATTTTATATAAGGGGGGGCATCGGTTTATAATAATCAACACCATAAAACGCAAATAACTGTCTATTAGAATTAAACAAGCACGAATAATTATAATACACAAAGAGTCACGAATAGTTAATATAACTAACAAACTATAAAGAATAAAGAATGTATTGGGAGGGTATACTAATTACAACGAATGTTGTATTCTTTATACTTATAAAGAGTGTTAATATTATAAACTATTGGGTGGGTATAAGAAACTGTCAGGACGAGGAGATTATATAAGAAACTGTGAGAACGAAGGAGTATGAAACTGTGTGGTGTGATGCTTATACACAGTGGGCGTACAAGTTACTGTCTAGAACTGTGTACAACGAATAGTATAGCACAGGCGCATTAGAAATGCAAACTATATGGGGGGTATGAAATATAAACTATTGGTAGGGTATAAGAATATAACAGTGTTGTTATAACGAATTGTGTGATGCTTATGGATAACGAATGATTGTGCACCTGGAGGACAATATAGGACGAACTCCTAGGGTGTTTATAATGAACGAATGTCTCATAGTTTGATACTCGAAGAGTTAACGAATAGTATAAGATAAGAGTGATTGATTCGTCATTCGAGACTTATATAAGTCTCTTACACATAACGAATTCCACAATCTTATAAGTTTTCCACAGGTTTTTCCACAGATTTACAATAGTTTTCCACAGGGCAATTCTTATAAACCCTTGCAAATACTATAAAACCTTATAAACCTGTGGAAAACTTTATTGTGGAAAATCATCACTTTCCCCTATATGAAACCTTTGACGCCTGCGCAATTCTTATAAGTTACTGGCATTCTATTATATTCCCTCTGCCGCCCACCCTATAAGTCTACACGCAAATCGGTGAGACTCAACATAAGATGTGCCACTTATTGAAGTGGTTTGAGTCGCGTGAGTCTTATGAGTAACTAGCAAAAAACCCCCGAGACTCATAAGATGTATGAGTCTTCAGGGTCTTATTGTGTATAAGTATTGACAAGATTCTGTCAATAGTGTCGTGTGCCAGTCCTAGGAGCGTCTGTGAGGCGCTTGACTTTTTTTCGGTCTTATGGTATACTGCGGGCTTATACAACAAGAACTAGAAGGATTTAGAGATCATTTATAAGGTCTTTAAAACATAATAACTAGAAGGATTTAGAGATCATCTATAAGGTCTTTAACATAATAATATAACACTTCTATGATATAATTATCAGCATTACAAAACATTAAACTATATTTTTTAATACATTTATTTTAATACTTAAATTGCAAGAGCACTATCAGGAATATCTACCAACACAGGTTCTTTCATCTCATAATCATAAGGTTTGTAGCAAATCCATTCACCTTTGCGAGTATAAAGATAAGCGTACTCTTCACCATTAGACAAATACTCATTCAGAGTATCATCGTGTCGTGGAGGACAATCTTCTCCTCTTTGTGAATAGTATTGAGGACCATACTCTTGTGCTTTAGTTTCACTGTCCCAACGATCTTCAGTCCAGCAAGAA